AGGTGACTACGAGCATTATTGCGTCGCAGTAGCGTTCGAGTTTGTTCATGGGTTTGTGGTTTAGTGTCCGACAAAGTTACAACGGGTCTTCCTTTTTGCGACCTCTTGCGTCAAATTTTTTTTTATGGCATTGCACCCGATGCGGTATAAATTCCTAATTTTCGCCATAATTAGAACCTAAAGGGTATAAATTTGCACCATGACCTACCACTCCACTCGACCCGCAAAAGCCCTCACAAACGCCTTGGAGCGGCTTATGATATCCATATCCGCCCAAGAACTCGAAGAGAACCACGTCCTCCTGTGCGAGTACAGGCGTGCCTGCGACCTGCTGGGCTACGACCCTGCCAAAGCCCAATGGAGTAACGTTGAGGGCGTGAATGCGTCAGGATTGCCCAACGACGAGGACCATACCATTGACTACTACTATCTGCTAAACCCCGAAGAATAGCCATGCGCCAAATAACCCACCTTGTCGTCCATTGCACGGCCACACCGAAGAACACCACCATCGCATCCATCCGCAAGTACTGGAAGGAAGCCCTTGGGTGGAAGTCCGTGGGCTACCACAAAATCATTGAATCCAACGGGAACATCGTGCAACTCGCTCCCGATTCGGCCATCACCAACGGGGTGCGGGGTCATAATTCAACAAGCCTGCACGTCAGTTATATTGGCGGCAAGGACAAGGATGACCGTTCCATCCAGCAGAGGCAAGCGATTGCAGGGGTACTGTTGGAATGGCTGAAGAAGTACCCAACGGCTCGCATATGCGGACACAGGGATTTCCCCGGAGTGACCAAGGCTTGCCCTCAATTTTCAGCAGAGAAAGAGTACGGCTACCTGTACCTGACTGCCTCCGACACGCAGGAGGGTTAGTTGTACGAAGGAATCGTACAGGTCAGCAGGAGGAATAGTTTGCGAAAGGTAGCGGTTTTGGCTACTTATGGGAAATAATCTCTCTTTTGTGGGTGATACTGGTGAGTTGATTCCCTAAATTAGTACAACCTATCCGCAGGGGTGAAGGTTGCGTGGACTTGCACTTCAGGGCCGTTGTTGTCCTTGCTGCCGTTCCTGCTCGTTTCGAGTTTCATCCAATAGCCTCCCAGAGGCTTCGGGCCTCGGCCTCGCTCAGTGTGAAATCCCATGTACCCGCCATCCCATTCCTCTTTGTAAGTCGCAGTACGCAGTTGGTGAACAGGCTTTTGAATGAGGGTCTTGGTCGCACGGTCATAGCGGTGAATGATATTTTGATGATAGTATAGTTCATGGACGTGGCCCATCCATGTGAGGTCGTAGCCTTCGGTGGTCATCAATATGCGTGAATCGGCAATTACTCCCTTGCTGATGATTCCTCCCCCCCCTGCGCCATGAAAATAATGCACGACGAAGTTCTTGGACCGCAGAGGGTCGTGTTGGACACGGATGTCCATCGTGCCGCCGTACCCACCAACTTCAACTGCTGACCCTGTGGCGTAGTTCAATGTGCTGGTGAATCGTTGTAGAATGTCGGTTTCTTGGTGGTGGATTATCGAGGTTTCGTGGTTGCCGTAGCCGAGCAGGAGCAGGTTCTTGGCGTAAGGCGCAAACCATTCCACCGCCGTGTTGACGATGGAATCCAAGTAGCGGGCATTGTTGTGTTCCGGGCGGATGTCCTCCTTGCTCCTGCGTGGGTCGCCTTTGCCTTGCATCAAACAAAAAAAGTCACCGTTGACGATGACTCCTGCGTTTCTGCGTTGTGCTTCCTTAAGGTGATTGGTCAGTAGACCCATGTCGCAATGGGGATTATCCCAGTGCAGGTCGGAGATAAGAAGGAACTCCTGCCCCGATTGGCAGGTGACTTCGTGGATGTTGCGGGAATGCTTGGTTAGTGGTAGAATCATTGCATGGCTTTTAGTGATGCGTTTTCGGATTCAAGTATATGGATAGTATTTTCCAATGACTCAATCCGTTGACGCAAAACTAATAACTCATTGCGTAATTCTGTTAACTCTTTGTTTTGTGCTTCGGCCGTAGCCTGCCACATCGCCAGCACCGCTTGGGCTTGCTTCACCTGCAGGGAATCCGCCGTGAACTTGCCCTTGGTGAGCCAAGCGACTGCACCGCCAACGATTGCGCTGACCGTGCCGATGATGGTCGTTTCGATTAAGTTCACGCCTTGGGAACTTCGGGTTTAGCCTTTACTTTCTCTACAGCCATCCAACCAACTGATAGCAAGGTGATTAATGCACCGATGATTTCCTGCAAAGCAGTTGCGTCAAGTAACCCTTTGGCTACGAGTGTACCACCGATGAAGGTGAGTAGATGGCGAAGAAGAGCGATGATTGCTGATTGCATAAGGTTGGGTTTGTCGGGGTTACGCTTGCGGAATAGTCGCATGATGGTAGATGTTATTTCGTATTGGGTGTTGCAAATTCTTGGTAGTCTGCCTCGTATTGCTCATCCCAACCAAGGAAGGAATGCACCCCGCAAGGCTTTGGCCACACGATATAAGCGTTGAGCGATGCAGGGCAAGCGTCTTGGAAGAGTATGTCAAAGCAAATCAAGCCGTCCAGTTCTCCGAGCGGAACTGCCGTGTCAAGCGGTTGCAGGGATTGCAGCAACTGGTCTGCAACCTTCTGCGATGGGAATGCGAACTTGCGGAATGTAGCCATTACGGAGTTGTTAGGGCTGCGAGTTGTTCGTTTGTTAGGCGGGTTGTGTAGAGAGCAGCGGCACGGATGCGGTCGTTGAGTGCGGATGTTCCAGCTCCTGACTCAATGCTTCCTAAATAAACATTAGAGCAAGCAGGTGACAAAGCGGTATTGTTTGTTCCAATTTGCGCTCCATTGATATATAACACAAAGTCGTTATTAGCATATGCCGCAGCTATTTTAAATGTATTCCCCGTTAATGCAGATGATTGAATTGAAACCTGCAATACATTTGACAGCCTGCTTATCAGCCTTAAAGTGTTTTCGGTACTACCTTTTATTAAAGTAACATGATTATTAGAGGTTCCGTCAGATATAGACAATATCCTTAAATTAGACACCCAATTTCTAACATTCACCTCCGCATAAATCGTTCCCTCCGTCTGCCCGATACTACCACTTGCACCAGTTACCGAAACAACATCGGCGTTGCGGGTGACTGCTGCGGTGGTTGTGGGGATGTAGGAGGTGGCGACGGAGCCTGTTTCGAGTTGTGCGCCCCATAAGTAGAAGCCATCTACTCCATTTCCAGTATAACCTCCTCCAGTTCTACCATATACAGACGCTGTTGTGCCAGCTGTAGAATCATAAACACTACAACGATACCATCCATTCCCGTAATTTTCAATTCTCGCAGAAGTGACTGTAATGTTGCTGACTGTTCCGCTAACCAAATTAAATGCAGCTCCAACAGAATTGCTTCTTAACCATAAACTAATAACCGATTCTTCACCAGCTTTTGCAAACACGCTAAAAGTATAGGCGGCACTTGCAAAGCCTGTCCTCTGAAGGCTGTGAGCTACACCGCTTGCGGTTGTTGCAATAATCTTATCAGCATTCGTTGTTCCGTCGGGAGCGGTAAAAGCAGCCGTTGTCCCTGTTGAAACCGTCATCGCATTTTTGGTCCACGCAGCGTTGGTAAATTCCTCGGAGTATGACAATACATTACTCCCACTCGGCTCAACCAAAAGCGCAGGACAACCAACCGTTCCACCGCTGGCGAAGTAGTCCAGCCTTGGTATTCCGCTCGCAACCGATTCAATGAAGCCGCTCGCATTCACACGGGTTGCCGCAGTCGCACGGGTTACCGTGAAGTCACCTGATCCGCTGGTTGGGATTTGGGAGTATAACTTGCCCGACTTGAAGCGTGCGGGTACTATCAGGAGGGAAGGTGTCGGCATTCTTAGAAGTTGTAAATCGTAGCAAAGCGACCGAACAGGCAACCGCTTACCGCCGCCTCTGCCGTGGCCGCTCCATCCGCATCAGCACGGGAGTTGAACGCCGACCAAGCAGATGCCGATAAGCCACCGCCTTGCAGGGTGGTTATTGGATAGCCGTAACCGTATCCTATCAGCATGGTTAGAGGAAGGTGTAACCGATGACGCTTCCGACCGAAGGAGTGACCGCAGTAATCTTGCCGCCGTTGCGACCGCTGATGACGATGCCCGCAGATACGGACTTGCCGCTCAATGAGTAGGCGGTCAGCAGGTTCTCGCCACCAGTACCTGTGAGGGTTGTGAAGGTTGCGGCCGTGTTGACTACGATAAAGTCAAAGTTTGCGCCCGATACGGCAGCGTCAATGAATTGCATCGTACCGCCTTGGCCGAGCATTTGTTGTAGAATTGGAGTAGGCATTTTGGTTGCTTTAGGGTAAATGTATTTTAAGTAGGAATTTCACAAACGGAATGGCCGTATGGTATTTCAAAGGTCATGGTAGCCTGCCATCCCGCCGTGCGGTCATCTCGGCTCTCTACGAAGCGTGTAAGCGACACGGAGGTACTTAGCGTCCATTCTTGGCTTGGGTCGTTTGTAAGCGAGCTAATGAAGTCCTGAGCGATTTGCAGTTGGTCGCTTAGAACCTCGTCCTCGTTATCCTGCCAACCCAATGTCGGACTGCCCGAAACCACGCCGCCCATCGAGGCAATGGATTCCACCCTGTCAGAGAAATAGACCCCCACCACAAGGCTAAGAGTACCCGCATCCGTAGTCGCTGACTGCACGTCTGCAAACACGAGTGGATAGACGATTCGCTCACGGCTTGGGGTTCGCAGGTTTATCGTGTTGTCCGTTCCTATCGCCAACGGGTCGCCCGTTCCGAACGAGTTCACCTGCGGGTGACTGTTTGCAAGGTTCAGGAGTGCTTGCTTTATTTTTATCCATGACATAAGCCTGTAGTTTCAAGATGTTTTTAGCGTGTGCGCCCATAGTTAGCAGTTATTGCAGTAAGGGTCGTATCCGTAAGGCCAAGGGCGGTCCAAGCCAGCACCACGACGCAGGGTTATTGCATCCAAGGCCATGCCAGTATTGTAATTCGTGCCGTTCGGGTATATCGTATCCAAGGCCGAAGGAGGGGAGTTGAACAGGGGATAGTCGGTGCGGTTCTCCATCAGGTAGCGGGTGATGCGCTCCGAGTACCATTCTGCATCGTTCTTGACTTTGTCCGTGAGCCGGGTAATCTCGTCCATGCTCATCTGCGAAGATTCCTCGCTGGTACGGCGGACCATGCCCTTGTTCATGTACTTAAACGCCAAGACCATCGGGAGTTCGTAATACAACCATTGCACCATGGCGGGTTGGATGTAGTCCTCCAAGAGCGTGTTGTTCAAGGCCGTGGTTGTGCCGCTCACCACTTGCCCCACCATTTCGTTGTACAGGGCAGAGCCTACGATAGGCTGAATCCGCATCTCCTGCACCTTCACGATGGTTGGCCGTATCTGCGTGAAGGATACGTTTTCGTTGATTACGCTATTGTCGAGCAGGGTTTGTTCGCTTATGAATAGTGCCTTCATGCTTTGCTTATTTTATTGCCTTTGCGGATGACGATTTGCTGCTCCCAAACGTGCCTGCATTGGGGTCGATTCACTCCGCTTGCCGTGTGATACCAACCACCACGGCGATTCCAAACGGAATAGCCCATGATGGAAGAAATGCCGTCGATGTCGTCACGGGTGTACACCTTGCCTTGGTCAGCCAAGTCCATCATGACCTTGCAGAACTCACGGCTTGTGCGCTTGTCCTTGTCGCTGAACCCTGCGGCCCATGCGTATTTGTAGCGGACTTCCAGTACAGGCTCTGCCGTTGGCTTTGCGCCTTCCTTGCCGATTTGGTCCACGGTCCTTGCGATGGGGTAGCGGTCTTTGTTAATCAAGTACGCCACACGCTTTGCGATTTTCGCCTTGCTGACCCCGAACTCCTTGGCCATTTCCTCCACGCTTGCGTCACGGTTCTTCTTGCGGTAGGCTACAATTTTCTCGTCCAACTCTTTCTCTTCCTCGCCCAATTCGGCGAAGGCTTGGCGTACTTGCGTGTCCAAATCGGAATCGAAGCGCATAGGCTTGCTATGCATCACCACATAGTCGTCTGCGTTGCTTCCAAACTTACTGGCGACCACCTCCAACACCTTGTACTCCTCGTCACCCCATCCAAGGTCGCTCTCGTCATCTTCCTCACCCCACCACGGTTCGGTCGGGTTGCTGAACTTCTGTTCCTGAACTCCGAGCAAGGTATTGACTTCCTCTGCGCTTAATCCGAATCCAGCGGATAGCATGGTGCGAGCCATCTCCAAGGTAATCTTTTCCTGTGCATAGTGCCGCACGATACGCATGAGGTTTTGGTACTCACGGCCCGACAACTTCTTGATGTTGTCGTTGGAGGCCAAGCCTTGCGGTGCAGTTGGTTCGGGGCTTACTTCGGTTGCCATATCAGGTGCAAGACCTTGTCCTTCAGGCTTCGCAGGAAGCGATACAAGCGCACGAATTTCATTGGGCGACATTGCCTCCAGCACCTTGTTTGCAACGAGTGGAGAGAGGCTATTGATGGCCGTGATGACATCCTGCACGCTGCTCTCGGTCTTGATTTCAATCGGAGGCAAGCCAGCCTTCTCACGCAGTTCTGAAGGGGTCATTGCTTGAATCATTGCGTTTTCGCTTAACTGCTCCGTAATCGGTTCAACAGGAATCAGTTCCATCCCCTCCACGCCGTTGAACGAGCCCAAGTAGTTTATCATCCGCTCAACTTTGCGCACACGGTCGTTGATGTAGGTGGCCTTGAATAACTCGTAAGCCTCCACCAATTCCTGCCTGCCACCAAGTTGTCCTTCCGTCTTCACGCCGAATAGCATCGGATTCACTACCCTGTGCGAGATGAAGATCTCCTGTTGGATCGCTTTGTTGAGGATCTCAAACTGCTTGTCCATGTCGCTCGGTGTGAGCGGTTCCAATGTTGGGGCTTTGCTGACATCGTCATTGAAGGTTACCACGAACCTTCCAGCGTTGTCCGTACCGCTAAACTTGCGCTTGATTTGACGTTCAATATCGCCCTGTTCTTCAGGGGTCGGAATGCCGTTGTTGAAGTTTATCAAGTACCCGCCCCAAAAGTTGTTGCGCAGGTTGTTATTGTGAAAGTTTGCCACCTGTACGTCCGCTTCAATCCAAGCCAACCCTCCCATGTATTCGGGGAGGGGATAGGACTTCACGCCAGCGGCATAGACACGGTAATAAAACAACTGCTTGCCGATTCGGTTGTCAGGGTCAAAGGCAGGGATTTTCTCGACATCGCCAATCTTCGGGAACAGTTGCACCATGTCGTCATTGTACCACTCGGCCACTTGGAACATCCGTTCTTCCTTGTCCACGCGGATTTTCTCGAAGGGGACGTGTTCCATCTTCGCAATCGTTCCCATCTTGTTCCAATGGACGCAGACCGCAAAGCCGTTGAAGATTTCCAAATCAAGGACAAGTTTTTCGGTGATGTCGTTCAGGTCGTCATGCTCGCTCAATCCGTCAAAGAACTTGGCGTAACGTGCTTGCTGCTCTACGGTCATCTTATCGCCTGCCTTCCAGCCACCACCCACGATGTAGTTAACTTTTCCGTTAACTATGGCGTTATGCTTTGAACTGCGGCGGTAGTTGTCCAGCAGGTAATATGGGTACTCGTTGAACGCCCCGTAAGTGATGTACTTGCCCGCTTTGTTCTCCAACATGACTGGCACTTTGTGTTCAATACCCAACCATTGGGTAAAGGATTGCTTTACACTGCTCATATTGTCTGTACAGTAAAGGTGAGAGCCGAAATCGTGATGGCATCCGAATGGTCAACAGCGTTGATGTACACCGAGAACTCTGCATTGTCCGTGCCTTGCAGTACCGTTTCGGTGAAGACCGCATGGCCGTTGTCGTGCGATAGCGTAAGGTCAGCCATGGATTGGGCAATGATTGTGCCATTCTTGGCGATGTAGATTTTTATTTGCGCACTATTGACCTGCGAAATGACCATGTTCACCGACACCCGAAGCATCGCCTGCGTCGTGCCTGTGTAGGTTATGGCCGTGGTTGTGCGGGTAAAGTTGTAAGTTGACAAAACACCCAACTTCATCGCAGACGTTAATTTGACGGCTTGGCCTTGGGTTGGTGTCCAATTGGTAGGTGTATCAAGATAAAGGTTCGCAACGCCCCGCTCTCGGTCAAGGGTTGCGGTATCGGCAAGGTCGTCGAATAGACCACCCACACGGGCAGCGGTGTTCGCCCCTGCGGCGGTTTCGTTGGTGATGGTTGCGGCACTTGCCTGCAACTGGGTGCGAGTTTGTACGCTCATGCGAAGGATGGGTCAAAGGTTGAATCGAATACCCCGACGGCACTCGCCGCATAGGGTTGGTAGGTGATGGTATTGGCGTAGGTGTTGAATGTGAGGCTGACTACCTGTACATACGCCAAGCCCGTTTCAACCACCGCAACGGCTGCACTAACCGTGCTATTGGTATCGTAAACTTCGTAACGATACGAGCCTGTTTCAAGCGACCCCACGGCAAGCGAAAATTTGTCATAGCGTTCGGTGTAGTTCGAAAGGTTGGCCGATTTGAGCAGGGTGAAGTCGGTGCTGACATTCTTAGCGATGTTGGTCAGCCGCAAGATGTAGCGGTCGCCCGAAGACGCTCGCTGCGTCCAAGTGACGACGATAGTGTTCGTGGTATTGGGGGATAGGTATATCATCCTATTCTCAAATGTAGGATGCGCCCGAATTTCACAATTTGCGCCCGATACTTCGGTACAGTTCGGCTCTGCGCTCTGCCGTCTTGCTGATGTCAAAGCGTTCCCGCACGTCCTTGGACAACTGCACGGCCAAGGCTTTGGCGTAGTCTGGCTCGTTAATAAACTTGCGGACGGCCTTGTACCACGCATCCTTCTTGCCGTAAGGTATCAGCAGACCGTTGTGGCCGTGGACCAAGATGTCCGTGTAGGGGATGGTTTCGGATGCTATTATCGCCTTGCCCATCCAACCTGCCTCGACGACTTTCAACTCCGATTTCAGGCGGTTAAACTTGGTATCTCGCAGGGGTGCAATCGTTGCGTTGATGAAGTTGTAGCCACCTACATAGGAGTAGATGTCAGCGGCTTGGATTCGGCCGTAGTTCTTGTTCAGCCCCCGGCAGGATAGCATCTTCTCGTAGTCCACATAAACAGGGTTCTCGTTCCATCCACCGAGATAAATCTTATACTTCCCATCCAGCGACTTGTCATGGGCAAGCAAGCCGAACGAATGCTCCACCAGAGCGATGTCCTCTTGGTGTTGCGCCCCGCCAAACCATCCAATCTTAAACTTATCTTTCTCAGGCTCTTCGTCAGGATTGGCCTGATACTGCTGATACGCTTCGTAGGGTTCATTCGGCAGGATGGTCACGTTCTTGTTCAGCAGGCGAATCTTTTGGGCGAGGTGTTCGGTCGTGGTGGTCACATGGTCAGCCAAGCGGATATGCTCCCGAATCTGCTCATCCAATTTGGTGGACAGGTAATGCCGATACATAATATGCCCCGATTCCAGCACCCAGTAGTCATCCAAGTCCAAGATGACCTTCGCTCCAAACGCCGTTAGAGCCTTGTACACGCCACGAATTTGCTCCAGCGTACCTTGACACCACAAGCGATTGAATAGCCAAATATCGACCGTCTTTAAGTCCTCATCCTTGACGTTGGCGATGTTGTCCACGCAGACGTAGTCAAACTCCGTGTAGTTGTCGCCGAGGTAGGCGTTCGGCATCTCAAGGCGGTAGAACGAGCAGCCCGTTGGATGGGCGTTGTAAACGATGCAGATTCTCATGGCGTAAAGATAAAAACAAAAGGGCCACCCCTTTCGAGATGGCCCAGTCCACTAAACCAAAGCGGGGTATGAGGCCCGCAGGTCAAAGATACTTACGAACCGCTGATTTGCGTTGCGGAAGCGGAGAATGTTGTGCTTTGGATGAGCAACATCGGGTTTGTTTCCATGCCCGACAAGGTCATCTCGTAGCCGCTCCTGTCACCGAATGCAGTGCCAGTTCCAGCAGTGCCAGCGGTAGCTTCCAATCCGTTGTCAGCACCGAGCAACCAATAGCGGCTGTTGTTGTCTTGGACGATGACAATCACACGGTTGCGAGCCAAGAGGCGCAGTTCATTGCGGACGGCAACCTGCAGCTTGTTGATGGTGAAGGTAACCTCAGGAGTGTAGAACAGGGTTCCGTTCTCTACTGATGCGTTGAGCGTTTCGGTCATGGACGAAGTGGCTTTGGTCAGGTCGTACTCGAAGAATGAGCCTGATGCGTAGCCTGTAAAGCCAGTCACCGTTCCGCTGCCGTTGGTGTTCACGGAGCCTGTGGTGTTGAAGGCTTGGACATAAATTGCTTTGATGCCGCCAATAGAATCTCGGCATCCGAGGGCGTACCCTGTAGTGAGCGAACAAGACATAGTGTATATTTTATTTTAAGAGTTGTAAGAATAAAAAAGCGGGGGGAAGTTGCCCTCCCCCCTTACACTTAGGCCAATTTGAAGTCAACCATCATATCTCCGTAGGCAAAATTCACTCCAGCCTTAAAGGCTGCCTGCCAACGGATAGAGTCGTTATCGATTGAATGCCAGATGGAAAACTGTTCTTCGTCCGAAAGCAAATCAGTTCCGTAGAACAAGTTGCCGAGGTAGGTTGCAACGATGCGGTTAGTACCAGTTAAGCCGGGAACTGCAACTACACGGACGTTTGTTCCGGGGTAGATGATGTCACCGTCAGCCATGCCTTGCAAGTCCACCTGATTGTACATGACACCAGTCTGCGACTTCATTGCGCCAATCAAGGTGCGGAAGTTATTCCAACCGCAGAAGATTACGAGGTCGTTGCGGGTCAAGATGGCCTGTGGGATGTCATTGTACACCTTGTCGAAGATGCTGATGACGTTGGAAGTTGTAATACCAACGGAAGCAGATACTGGAGTCCAAGTGGTAGAGGAAGCGTTGGCAAGAACTGTAGAACCCGAAGCGGCATTCAGCAGTTGATTGATACCGCTAAAGTAGGCATTACCCTGCCAAATAGCGTTCTCCAAGGCCTCAGCGATGCGGAGAGCCTTCTGCTCGGAGAACGCCTGCTCGAAAGGAACACCGTCGTAAGATGACCCTGCGGTCAACTGGGATTGCATCCAGTACTGCTCCAAAGAGCGAGGGCAAAGTTCTTCTTGGATTTTCATGCGACCAACGGTGATATTCCGCTGAGTGAAGGTTGTGGTTCCTGAAGAAGTCCATCCGCAAGAATCACCGCTTGCAATAGCGGCATCGGTGTCCATCAGGTTGAGAGCGGCGGCTGACTTGATACCAACTTGCTTGGTGAACAAGGATGCCGAACGAGCCGAGAACACGGCTTTGGTGATGAGGGGCAAACGCTGCTGCTCGGTATAGGTAGTCAGCGGTGCAACAAATGAATAACTCATGGCTTTGTTTTTGGGGGTTAAGGTTAGTTAGATTTTTTTAGGTTTTGGATTGCTTGTGCGAGTGCGTTGAAGTTCTGCTGCGTTGCGGCCTTCCGTTGCTCCACGATAGCGGATGCGGTTGGCTTGGGGGCTTCGGATGGAAGTTCGGCGACCTTCTCGACGATGTCGGTCATGGTTTCCATTTGCGAGGCAAAGGATGCCATTTTCTCCTTCATCTTGCCCATCTCCACCTCCATTGCGGCCTTCATCTCTTCAACGATGGCGGCAAGGTGCTTGGCAACGATTTCCTGCACGGCTTCGGGGGTCAAGCCTACACCAGCAGCAGCAGGGGCTTCGGGTGCTTCGCCTTCCGGGGAAACCTCGATTTCAACTTCTTGTGCTGCAACTTCAGCGGCAGGGGCCTCGGCAACAACGACTTCGGTAATCTTGCCACCTTCGGTCTTTACTACGCCAACGCCCTCGACTTGATGTTCTCCATCGGGAGCGGGCAGAGTTGCGTCTTCGGTGATGACATACACGGGAGTTCCTGCAACGAGGTCACCGTCCACACGGATGACCGTGCCATCGGCCAACTTGTAGTCGGCGAAGGCTTGCTTTTGGCTTGTGAACTTGCGGAGTTCGGTCCGCAGAGTTTCAATGGCTGATTTTAGATTCATAGATTATTGGGATTTGTAGGTTGGTTGGATATGTTGCAAAAAAGCGGTTAAGTCATCTGCAAGGCCAGCGAGTGCGACCTCCAGTTCAGTTCCTGTGTTCTTCATCCCGAACAAGCCTTCCACCGAAAAACCCTTGAAGGCATGGCGATTATCCCACACCTCGTCGTTCTCGACTTTGAACGAGCCAAACCAAGACCCGTCGGGAGTGTCCTCGTATCCTTTGGGAGGCATTACGCCACGCTCTGCATCGGTGATGTAGGATTCGAACATGAACACGCCATCAAGTTCGGCGTTGTGGTAAGCGTTGACATTGTGCTGGTTGCCTTGCTTGAAGTACTTCTGGACAATCTTGCGGATGGTCGCCTTGTCGAATACGACATAATACTCGCCGTAGGTGTCATCCTTGCGAAAGATGGGGGTGTCGGCAAGCATCAGCGGCCCAGTCAGCACCCTGCGCTCTCCAGTTTCAGCAAAGCGTTGCGGGGTCTTGGCGAAGGCTTGGAAGGGCTTTTCAATCGCAGGCATATCAACGAGGGCCACGAATTGCACGCCTTCGTCCACCTCGTCCACAGTCATTCGGTAAACAGGAAGTTCCATGCGGGGAGATGTAGGACTTATCCTAATGTTGCAAATTCGGACAAACGGCGCACCCTGCTCGTGGTTTGCTGGATGTCACGCTCGACCACATAGGCTCGCATGGGTTGGTTGGCTTGGCCTTGGCCTCCACCAAATCCTGAAAGGTCGGTGACATTGGGGTTGCTGAACACGGGAGGCGCAGGCGTTTGATTTCCGCCACTTGGTACGATGTTGCCGCTTGGCCCTGTTCCACCTCCACCACCTCCCGATGATTTGAACTGCGTTGCCGCAATCTTGCGGACCTGCGTCAAACCTGATGCGATAATTCCCGCAACTGCAAAGGCTTTGGCCAATGTCGGAAGTTTTGGGTCACGCAAAGCCTGTGAAGCACCGAGGAAGGTGTTGACGGTCGCATCAGCAATACCCGCTGCTTTGTTAAGATTGAACGCCTTGCGAGCATCAGCCTCAGACTGTCCTTGAGTTGCAGCGATGAATCCGAGAACACCTGTGAACGCTTCATTGGCAAACTTGAGAGTTGTGTCACGCTCTTGTTTTTTTAATTCCTTCCTTTTTTCAGCAGTTATCTCATCTTGAGTTGTTTCGAGGTCATCGTAAAGTTGATTAATCTCCAACTGCTTTTTGCGAAAATCTTCCGTATCCCCAAGAGCCAATGCCGCTTCAGCCAATTTTGTTGCCCTTTCATTTTGAAGTAGCAAAGTTTTTTGACTTGCTTCGTATTCAAGAGCGTTTAATTCGGTATCTCTTTCTTTTCTAAAAAAATCGTTAAATTCTTCCGCATCTCTTCCCTTTATTTCAATCAAACTTTTTTCTAAGTCGTTTTGAAGTTTAAGCAAACGCATCGCCTCTTCAGCATCAATCGCTTGTTGTTCTTGTTCGCTTTGAGCCAAAGCCCTTCGTGCTTTGTAGTTGTCGGTCTGCTCTTTGTGTAATTCTTGCGCTTTTTTTATTATCTCCGAAAAACTGGATTCACTGGTTAATGTAAGAGTTTTTGTAGCAGTTTCAAGTTTTTCGCTTTCTTTGACTACATTTGCATAATATCCTGCTTTTTGCAGTAGCAATTCTAATTCTTGCTGCGTGACCTCAATGCTTTTTTCATCTAAAGCCACATTGGCAGTTTTGATTCTTAAACTATTTGACGCATTTAAGACATCTATCTCGTTAAGTTTATTGAGTTTTTCCTGCCCTTTCATCTGCTCGGCTTGCAGATTAATAAGGGTTATTCTCTTTTCATTGAGCAATTCAACGCTCGTTCCCATTGCTTCCAACACCGCAATCTCACGCTCCAATGCTTGAATGGCTTTAGAGTTGTCAGGAGGAAGTCCAAGGAGTTGGCGAAGTTTGTCCCAATTCTCATAAGCAAGAGCAGCACCAACTGCAATTAATCCAATCCCTGTCGTAGCAAGAGCGACCTTGAACGCCTTCAAAGAAATGGTTGTCCCTTTGACGGTCTTGTCATAAAGCGACAATGCGATGCGATTTGCGGTAGTGCTTAATGCGCTGCTTTTGTTAGTGAGTGCGACAAGTGCGGTTATGCTTTGCAGAATTTCCATTGCTAACTGTACCCGCATAATACCCTTCTGCAATGCCTCATTCTCTTCGCCATATAAAGCGGTTACCGATGTAGCAATGGTAAACCCAGCGGTAACGGCGGTAACTGCTTCGCCAAATAACTGCATCCCCTCCGTGCCTGATTTTGCAACGGAATCAACGGATTGCTCAACGCCTTCAATCGTTCTCTTGAACTCTCCAGCCTCTTGTTGAAGGCGAATAAATTCCTCGGTGTTCTGCTGACCCGCCGCAGCGAGTTCAACCATCCGCTTTTTGGCGGCGTTGAGTTTGTCTTCAAGCGATTCAAGTGCTGGCCCTGTCGCATCGGTGGCGACGACTTTGAGGGCAATTTCTTTGGTTACGTCTGCCATAGTTTATCCTTCGGAGGGTAGTTCAGGGTTTACGGGTGGTTCGTAGTTCGGGTCGGATGGGTCGCTGGTAATCGGCCCGTTGTACAGGAATGCGGGGTCGTTTGCAATCGGCACGTTGGTCACAGGCGCAAATTCAGCAAGGTTCAGGATGCGGCGTAGCGTCACCCTGCACGGCTTCATCTGCCCAACGAGGTAGTCACGAATTTCGAGCAATCTCCAACGGATGCCGCCGTAATAAATCGGCTTGCGGAAGTCAAGTTGGTAAATGTCCACCGAGGATAGCATCATGGTGAGTTCCAACTGCAGGGCTTCCTTGCTGACCGTTTCGTTGACGTAGTTCTTCCAATACTTGTTGAACAGGTTGTTGTTCGTGTAGTTGACAGTGCTGCCGCTTGCGTTGACTGCATTGTAGTACACCAAGCGAGGAATCTCAAAGGCAAGGTCAAAGGTCGGGGCGTAGGGGTTGTCGATGTGGCTGACGAAGGGCAATTTTGTCTGCGAAATAGATTCCGCAACGCCAGTATCAACAGCGTACCAATAAAGCCAAGGCGTTTGATTTGAAATTAAATTGTATTGAGCGATTCGGTAGCCTGTCTGCAATGTCTTTATACTTCCGCTCAAACGAGTGCCTTCCAAATCCCAAGTACGACCTAAGATTTTATCGGAAGCAAATGACGCTGGTATAAGCGTGCCGCATGAGGTTTCCACGACCTTGTCGCCCTTGCCGTAGAAATTTTGCGTCGGAAATAGTTTGCCGCCATAGCCTTCCTTGGCGAGCGGGTAGGACTGTTTGTAGGTCTTGGACAAATAGTCGCCCATGTCCTTGTATTTGAAAATTAAATTGGTACTTGCGTTCGGGTCGCCGTTGGTGAGAATCTGCTCTGCATTCTCATCCGCTTTCTGCGACCAATCCACCGAACCCGAAGCATAGAAGTCCACCCAAGGCTCGATGTACAGGAGTTTCGGGTCTTGGGCATCAGCCATGATGTGTAGGTTGAACATCTTCTGCAAATCTTGCAGGAGGTCGCTTTGTTTGACATCGGCGGGCAATGCAGTACGCATATCTAATATTCCGATGCTTGTGGGATTTTCAAGGCAAGTCCATTGAACTGTTCCTGAAGTAATTGATGCTAAAGCATTATAGTTGGTTTTATATTCAACGACTATCCTTTGACTTGCCCCAACCTGTATATTTTCAAAAACTGCAACCGTTCCGCTTCCTTGTGGAATCGTGATATTCCCTTGTGCTATTGTTCCGCTTGCGTCAATGTCATACAATCTAATCGTACCTATGTCATTGCGATTAATTGGTGTTGTAGTTAATCCATAAAAAGTGATACTAACGTTCCATCTTGTAGGCAAAGATGGACCTACAAAAGTGCTTGACGATGCAATCCAATATCCCGAATTATCGTAAAAAGGTGCAGGAGTGTCTTTTGGAAACGACATTTTAGTAAAAGTTGTTCCATACGCATTACCACTTCCAGAAGTTTGAGCGAATACGTTTGACCCCGAAAGGTTGACGGGCATAGTTCCTGCCGCATAGGGTAGCACCAACTTGCCGAAGGTTGCCGAGTTGAAGAAGTTGGATGAGTACCTGTACCCTGCTTGGGTAAAAATTAGGTCCACCATCTTCTTGACGTAGATGCTTGGCCCTAACTGCCACCAACCTGCGATAAGATTTCCTTGAGTTAAGTCGCTAAATCCAACCGCACAATCACCCCATAGACGTAGCCACTCGATGTCGCACCGCTTGCAGTCCAAGTTCCGCTGACGTGTCCGCTTGTTGGCGTGTGGTTCATCCCGGTCACGCCTGCCGTGTTCACAAGGAGGTTGCCCTCGATGGCTTGATACAGCCCCACGTCATCGGTGAACAGGCCAACCTCGTAGGTGACCCTTCCCCTCGTCTTAGCCATGGATAGCAGTTGCAGCACTCCGCTGAACACCTGCACCCCATCCTCCCACATCGCCGCCCTTATCTTCTTGTTCGGAGTAAAGCCACCGACAAAGGACTGGATGTTGTACGCAAACCCGAAGCACTTCTCGTTGGTCGGAGTGTTCGGCAGGGTGATGGTTTTGCTGAACGACCCCCTACGTTTGGTTACGTCCTCAATGTCGGAAATGGAGTAGGTGATGGCCACGTCCGTGCCGCCCATGGTGTCAAGAACATAAGGCACTTCGACGTTGCTATCGTTCAGCGGGTAAGCGATTAAGGTTACGCTCATAGGATGTTGTTCTTGTAGGCCACGGCAATCTCAATCTGCAACTGCTGGAGTTGGTCGTTCCGTCTGGTTACAAATTGATACTGGTTGGCGTTGACCACGCCTTCCACAAGTTGGCCGTTAATCTCAAGCCATACCTGCCCACTTCGGACCATCTCAATGAGCCACTCCGATTCTGCATCGGTCAGCCAATCGGAGTTGAGCGCATACACATAGTCAAACGACCCTGCCCATACTTTGTCGTAGGTGAGGGTAGCATATACGTCCGAGTTGTAGCCGAAGGTATCTCGCTGCACGTTGGCTCGCTTGCGGTTCTTGAGGGTAAAGGTGTACGAATCTATCCCGCCGTATTTGTTGACGAAGTGAACGGGTTGCGAGTTGAATCGCTGGCATGGGCCGATGCGATAGTACACGGCGTAGTAAGGGATTCCCGTGTTTAGAGTGTCAATCGGCTCGACGGAGTAACCTGCACCCTCGCTGATGGGGAAACTTGCAGACCCTGCCAAGCCATCCGAGCATTGTGCCGAAGTCAAGGCGTTGAGGTTCATCGGTCCTGACCCAAAGCGGACGATAGTGCTTCCGCTTGCAGCTCCCTCGCTCACAAAGAACTCCCGTGTGACGGCATTGCTTGCATCCCTGTATCGCACCCTCACGGCGTTTGTCGTATTTGCCGAGCCTTTGCCGTAGCATAGATAAGCGTAAGAATTAGCGTAAACCACCGCAACCGCATTAATTACGCTCGTTCCACCTTGTGTGGTTGTAAGCGCCTTCCCTGTGTTTGCGGTCAATGGTGCAGGAGGGAAATACACCCCTCCACTCCAATCAGCCAATTCCAACTGCTCCAAGTTTCCTGCAAAGGCGATGTTCCCCGTCACATTCGTGGTCGTTCCTGTCTGCACCACAGGGGTACTGCCGTACTCTTCCATGAAGGTCAGCCTGTACCCCGAATAAAACCCCGCATGGTCAGCGAAGCCCGCTTGCGTTAGTGTTGGAACGGTTGGCGCAATCAGCGTTTCAACGACCCTGCTGACATCAAAGAAACCGTAGTTGGTAGTCGGCAGTTTGTCGCACTTCAATCTTGCCAGCGTGGTCGTTCCTGCTGCGTCCTTCACATCGCAGACGTAGCGGTAATTGGTCGCACTCGTCAGCGAGCCGCTGACCTTGAAGAGCATCTTGTTGTACACGGGGGTCGCTGCTTGGGGCGAACCCGAAAGGACTGATATTGCCATAAATTATTTTTCGGTAGATAAACTAACCTGCTTGCCCAGCACCTCGGAAATTGTGTTTATTAAAACGTCAATCTGCTCATTGGTTAAAGCATTGGATAGGAAATTGGTTGCATACAAACCACGCCTGCGCACAAAGTAGGTTATAGACCTTGCATCTTCAAGTTTCTGCTCTTGTACCGTACGCATGGCTTTTTTCTCACGGGAATAAGTCGGAGTGACCAAAATGCCTTTGTCGGTAATCCAGTCCGCAATGGCTTGTGTCATTGGACCAACTTGGTCGCTTTTACCGCCGCCTTTCTTTTTGAATGAGAATGGTGAGTTTGGGGAGCGTGTTGAAGTGACCGTGCCTTTCACACCACGGTCCACAAACTTCCAGTATGGATTGGCGAGAAGGTTAACAGCAATTTTTTCTGCGGTCAATGGGATTGGGTCAACCGCAAGGCTTGCCGATAGCGTTCCCTTAGCGTTCACATCCTTTCCGTCCTCTCGACCCGTAAGCAAATTTTTTGTGGCAAGAGTAATGATATTTTTTACCCAATCAATCAGCACCTGCTGCCGTGGGTCAACGCCTTTACCCTTCGGGCCTACGGTTACACCAATGGCTTGGAGGTCTGCAAGGTTTACCTCCTTCATGCTACCGCTTCCGAACTTGGCGAGAACTTTGGTTTCCATGCTGGTAAATGTAACCCGGTCAGCAAAGTGTCCTATCTGCGCCTCATCCGCTCTGCCTCTTGCCTCTCGGCCTCCAAGATGTCGTGAATCAGCAGGGCGTAGTTCAAAAACTCCACCGCCTTCATCGCAAAGATTGCGTCAAATTTCAGCACGTCTTTATTGGCCATCCTCCAAACGACCATGAGCCAACCGTAGCCTGCAAGCGGGTTCGTTACTGGTCCGCTGCCTTCTTCGTCAGGTGCTTGGAATAGTCGCTCAAAATTTGCAAGTAACTCTCGGAACTTAGCAAAAAAAAACTGACCACCCCCCAAACATCGCCAATCTTGGCGTGCTTCTTCATGAGTTCAGCCCTCTCGGCATGAGCTGCCCCATCGTACTTCTTCGAAAACCATCCAAGCCAAGCGGCCTCCCTGCACAGGGTCGCCATGATGCGATGCAGGTTCTGCACCAACTGCCGCTCGTCCGTGGTATTCATCTCCATCAGGTCAATCAACTGCCCTGCGGTGAGTTCATCCGTGAACACAGTCGGAATCCACCACTTGCCCCCTGCTTTGAACTTGCGCTTGTAAGCGAGTGCAGGCAGTTCGTTCCACTCCTTGATTATCTCCTTGTATCGCTTAGTTAGCGACGTAGCAGGCATATCCCTGACAATAGCGACATCCACTCCCTCCACAATCGCAACCACGCCCAATCGCTTGTCCGCGTCATTGAGGGCAGGGGATAGTTCCAAGGCGGCAATGCGCTGGAATTGGTCGATGGTCAGGTCTTGGAGTTTCATAAGTTCAGGAATGTTTTGTAAGACGATGCCGCCGACGCCGATGCAAGGTACTGACTGAACTCCTTGTCAGCCTTGCGTTCTTTTTCGGAATAATACCAAGGTATATGCCTTGCGGATTCCAGCAGAGATACCCCACCGATGAAGTATTCGGACCTGTTGTACACCGCAAACGTGGTGTCGATGGCTACGTCAACCTTTGCCGCTTTGACTATGCGTGATGATTTCTGCCGTTGTGCCTCGTAGGTATTGACGTGGGTGTAGTACGATGACCTTGGAGATACGTCATCCCAGCGAAGCGAAAGTCCAACCTTTCCAACAAACGGAAATTCCTGCAACCATTCAACGCATCGCACGATGGTTTGCTTGCTGGTTTTAGACAGGTCAAGGTCAGGGTCGGTTACGGCGTAGTAAGGCTCACCAAGTTTCTGCACCAAGCCGCAAAGCCACGGTGCTTGATGGCCTGCGTTCACTCCCAGCGAAATGACCTCGCACGGCTTCGTTGCGTACCATTCCAATAGCGGCTCGTACGTTGAGCCGTTGTCCACGATGTAAATGTCACCAATTCCCTCCCACTTGCTCAAATCCCTGACCATTGCCTTGGGCCATGTCAGCAGGTTGCGGTTGTTGATGATGACAGGGACTTTCATCGCTAAAATTGATAAACCGCAATGAGGTCATCGTATCGCCCCGATGCAGTCAGGTCAATAGCCTCAAACAAAACCCCGCTTGGTGCTACTGCTGATAATTGCACAAACCAGTCCTTGCTTTGCACATCTTCAATCATCAGCACACCGCCTTGGTTCATTAAGGGGGCGTACAACTTAACGCAGTCAAGCATAGAATCAAGCGTATGTGGGCCATCATCCAAGAGGAAGTCAATGCCGTTCTTGAAATAGTCCTTGGCGTATTGCACGGCTTCGGGGGTGTAGGCCGATGCGATGTGAAGGTGTGAGCGATTCCAGTCAATATGCTGGTCGGCTTTTGGCTTGACTTGGTTGGCAATGTCAAAGAACAGGAACTTGGCCTTGGGTAGATACTTGCACCACATCGCCATCGACCCGCCGTGCCAAACGCCTATCTCCACAAAGTTGATGGGGTCGGCTCGCATCTGTTGCAGAAACCGAGCGTATGTGCTGGTGTAGTTGTGACCGTTGGCCTTGTCCGTGCCTCCAACGTAGTCAGCACCGTTGAGGTCTAACTCGTTGAGGATGTCAATAAGTTCTTTGTCTTGCATGGTCAAAAGGTTATCACGAATTTATCAGGCGCAGGCCATCCCTTGCAGGAGTTATAGACCGTCATCCCTTCCCGCTTCCCAATCCAATGCTCGGCCTGCCAGCGGTGTTCACGCACGGGTTCGCCGAGTTCCCGGATGTGGGATGACTTGGCCCACCAAAATGTGCCAGCGAAGTAGGGATAGCCGTCAGGGTTATTGTGGTCAGCGATTTGGGGGAACTCTTCCTTGGTCAGCCAATACGCACCAACGCAATCGACCTTCTCCAGTTCTGCAAGGCATCGCTCCCAAGCGACGACGTTGAAGAATATCATGGACCTGCACCATAGTTGGTTGATGAGGGATGGGTCGCTGCTTCCCTTGGTGTGAGCGTACAGGTACGCCGCATCCTCGTCTTGGGAGGCTTTGTACATTTCGGTCAGCGTCGCCTGCTCGTAGGAATTGGTGCGAGTAACGACAACCTTTATCTTGTCTTTTATCAGCGAATTGTCAAGTATTTCCTTGACCGCTTTGCGCTGCTCTGGTGGACCAACGATGCCCACCCGAATCTCGTCAAGTTTTTCGATGAGGCCGTAATTGCACAGGGCCATCATGTGTTGGTTGAGAATGAGTTGCCATTGGCCGCCGCCTCCGCAATAAACGTGATAGTAGTGGATTAGTTTCATAGGGAAGCGATTGCAAAAAGCAAGACCAATAACAGGGCGAATCTGCCAAAAATCAAAAGCAAATCAAGGAAGGATTCGAGGTTCATGGGGGTAAAGTTACACCACCAAGTACTTCCCTGAGTTGCTGACTGCAAGTTTGTTGAGGGCCACATAGCGGAGCGCATCGCAGGCGTGGTTGTACGAATCAATCGGCACTCCTGTATCCTTCCCATCCTTATCCGTGGCCCAAGTGTACGAGCGGAGTTCTTTGATGAGGTTCGTGGAATCCTTTGTGACGTGCAGGTTGAAACGCTTGACGATGTCTATCCCCTGCCTGACGCTATCAGGGCCTTTGGATGCAGGCTTGATGTTGAACCCCAAGCGGTAGATTTCCTCGATGCTCTTCGGTTCTGCGGAATCGGCGACGATTTCCCATGCCCTTGTGATGCCGAACTCCTTCAGCCTTGTGGCGATGTCGGAGTTGGTCAGCCCTCGATGGTAGAGCAGTTCGTGGATGAACAGGTCATCGCCCCTGCGATAAACTGCGACCAATGCCGTAGGGTCGTTGCTGAACCCCCAGTCGAGGCCGTAGGCAACGAACTTCATCGTGGATGGGTCAATACCCTCGACAACCGTGTAATCGCCGTAAATCGCACCTTGGAGCGTTCCTACCTGCCCCAATCCGTACACCTTCCACCAGTTGGCCCAATAGGCGGATGACTCGGCTTTGGTTCGGTTCAGTTCGATGTCGTTGCGAATCGTATCAGGCAGGGCCTCGTTGTCTTGGTAGGTAAGAATCAGAAACTCTGCATCCGTTTCGGGAAGGACTTCCGTATGCGCCCAAAACTCATGCGTTGGGTTGAAGTCAATGTATATCTCCTGACTTGTACGGATGGCCAACTGGTAGTAGGAATCGAAGTCAATGTTGTTGGCCTCGTTGATGTAGAGTATCTGCCGCCTTGCACCTCGGAGGCGAGCCTCGGAATCAGCAGAGAAGAACTCGATTGTTGAACCGTTGGCGAAATTGTACTGCAGGAGCGTCTTGTTCCACCTGTCGGGAACCCAACGATGGGTCCATTGCATAATCTTGGCAAAGTCCTTAATCGCACCCCTGCGTAGGTGAGGCACGGATTCGGACACTACCGAAATCTCGGACTTTGGATGGCGAGCCGCATGGTCAATCAGGACCGCAAGGATGCCGAAGGTCTTGGACGCACTCGTTCCGCCCTGTATGACTTTCTTCCGGGCCTTCATCGCCCGAATCTTCTTGATGGCCGTGGTGTACTTAAACTCCATCGCCGAACAACGGCTGCTCTATCGTGATGCTCGTTTCCTGCTTTTCGACCAAACCGTTCAGTCGCTGCGTGATGGAGGGGTTGTAGATGCCCGCCATTCCTCCCTTGATTTGGTCGGCTCGGATGGATTCCTTTATGCGGGAGCAGACCGTGGTAAATTCTTGGTATGCTCCTGTGCGATTAAGAAAATACTCCTTTCCTCCATCAGCAATACCTTTATCCCAAAGATGCAACCTAAACCCCTCCATGGTCAGCGGGGCTTCCTTCTCCCGATAAACCTCGATAGCCTTTGGCCCTACCCAATCCTTTACGATGATGGGCCGTTCCTTGGTTTTGTCGCAGTATTCGGTAAACTCATCCCAAAGGTCTTGGGGTGTCGCAAATGTCCGTGGTCTTCCTGCTCCCATCAGTATTCGATTTTGTCTATGAGCGAATCAATCTTGTCCACGATTTTCATCTTGACCGCAAAAGCGTTGGGCGAATTGGATTCATCCACCGCACCAATGCAGTCGCAGAGGGTCGTGATGACCATCATCAGCGAATCCATCCTCGCCTGCTTCTGCGCTTCCGTGTCAGCCTTCGTCGAGTTCGCCAAGTTCTCGGAGTTTATTCCTTGACCATCCAAGGGCCGCTTTGCCGCCCCAAAGGAGATAGGAGATATAGCCGCAGTCGCTGGTACTGTCAGCGTTGTCGTAGTAGGTTTCTGCCCGGCTAAGGTAGGAGTGCATCCGCTTGATGGTCGCAAGGGAAATCGCTTCACCGCTTGCGAGTTGCTGCGCCCTGACCTTGCCCGTTTGGGTTGCACACTTATTGCCGTTACGCTCGTTAAGTTCAATCCCCCGCTTGGCGTTGTTGCGTACTCCTTCCCCATAGTCAGCATAGGATTCAAATGCCTGTCGCTTGTGGTTGGCGTAGATGTTGCCGCATACCGCAAGGCGTTGCTGGACATCAGGGAACTCTGCATTGGTTGCGGCATTGGTCATGCAACGACCGAGGAACTGGTCGCTGGTTTCATTCGCTTGGGGGGTTGGTAAGGGCATGGGTAACGGTCTGCTGATTGGCTTGGGCGAATTGGTCGGCCTGTTCGTAAATGTATTGAAGTGCAGATTTTACGCAGTCAGCGCACCACCAATTTGTGTTCGGCCTGCCGTGAGCAACAAGGATGGTCTGCAAGTCGTGGACTGCTTCCGGGGATAGCCGCATGAACAGGGCGGCTTGGTATTGCTCCCAATAGTGGCGGTGCTTGACCGCAAGTAAGTATTCGGCTTGGGTCATCGGTTGGTCAGTTGCAGAATGACAACGGTAAGCCCTGCCGAGGCGAGGCCGCAAACGGGGGCGAGGATATAACCGAAAACAGGAAGAGCCAGCAGGGCTGCTACCCAAAATGAAAGGCAAGTGACGCAGGAAAACGGTTTGTGCCTTCCCAGCCATGTGCGATACCAAACTTGCGGCAGGACGTGGTACTCGGCAATGGCGAGGGCGGTCAGGGAACTAACGAGTAATATCAGTAGTGTTTCCATGTTTTAATAGAATTGCGGCTTTGATTTTGGCCTTGGCTTGCTCGATGGAATAAATGACCGAGCGGTAGGGGATGCCTGTGTCACGGGATAGTTTCTTCATATTCCCGGTAGCCATGTGAAGTTTCAGCAGTTCCTTGTCGTAGGGGAACGCCCCCTCCTTGGCCCACGAATCCATCTCCGATTCGGCAATCGCCCACATATCGTCAACCAGCGAACTGTACTCTTCGTGGGTCATATCAGCATTCGGGTCGATTTCCTCGGTGATGTCGTGATGGCGGTACTTCTGCGCAAATTGGTTATTCTTGCCACGGTACAGGTTCAGGAGCAGACGCACCACATAGAACTTGAAGTAGCCTTGGGATTGGATTTGCAGAATCTTGGCGGGGTCTTTTTCCAGCAGGATAAGTACGCATTCCTGCTCCAAATCCCTCCAAAGCGGGTCGCCGCCCGTGATGGTGATGCAAGCCTTCTTGATTTCGCCTGAACGGTAGAGGTCAAGGATTACGGTTTCGGCTGACTGCATACGCAAAGGTATGCAAAAAAATAGGGGGATGCACTGAAGCACCCCCCCGTCCGAATCTCACGGTCTTGCCTATTATCGGGGGCTGACCGACGACCTAAGTCGCACCTACTTAGAATTATAGCCTCCGTAAAGATTTAACAAAAAATCTTGAGCATTGTGTAAAACTTGTCTGCGGATGTACTTGATTTCAGGGGTTGCGATGATGTCCTGCTCGTAGGAGAGTTTGTTTTTTATCAGCGTGGAGTGGTTGCGCTTGAGGACTGCCCCGATTTCGTGGTACTTGAACAGGAAGTCGTTGTAGGCAACGTCGGTGATGATGTTCCGGGCTATGACGTTGGCCCGCTTTCGGGAACTGGAGCAGATGGCTTCTCGGCTAATTCCGAGTACCATTGCGGTGGTGTCAACGATATGGTTGATGAGTGCTGGGGTCATGGTTATGGCTTTTTAGGATACATCCAAGCGGTTACTTCATGCGTCCACCACGCTTCGCCATGGATGTTGGTGAAGGTGATTTGCCCTTTGGTCAGCCATCCAACTGCGTAGTTGCCGTCTTCGAGGGCGAGGAATACCTCTTCCATTGGAATCGGCATCGTGTATTTGGTAAGTCGTGTCCACGTCATGGCTTAGGCTTTTTTAGCGTTGAGGACATGGCCGAGCAGCACCCAATTCACCTTCCAAGGGGAAATGGTTTCGGCATGGTCAGGGCGTTGACAGTTGAGGCATTCCTTGCGGATGTGGATTTGCCAGCGGCGGAAATCGGTGGGGGTTGGTTTCATGGGTTTAGGGTTTGGTGATTGATTTTTGATAGCCATTGTTCATATACCTGCTCAGCTATTTGTGCCATCATTACAGGCGGAACACTCATTCCTATTAAATAATTTGGTCTTAATTTATTAAAAGCATAATCTAAGGGAAATGTGCCTGCTTGGCAAAATTCGTTTTTTATTAATCTTCGATTATGTTTATAATGATAAGCTGTTCCGTCGTTATGTGCAACTATTGTAGAAATAGGTTTATTTCTATTTACCCTATATGCATTATGCAGCATTCCTTTATGATGAACCGTACTAAAACTTTTGCCTTCTTCACAAATTTCCAGACATTTCATATAACTTGGACATATTGAATAGTCATCAATTTCAATGTGAAATTCATCAATTTGCTTAAAAGGTATTTGAGGTTCATTAAATTCAAGTTTTAATTTAGGCAACATTGTAAACATATCAACCTGTTCCATAAATAGAGCGGCTAAATCTTTACGCAATGCAATAAAAAACACTCTTTCCCTGTGTTGTGGTACTCCCATTTTTGAGGCATCCAAAAGCCAATGTTGTACATAATAACCGGCTAAATCAAATTCCCTATAAATTTTCCTTACGTAGCCTTTTGCTTCACCTAAAAGCAATCCCTTTACGTTTTCAGCAATTACTACTTTTGGTTGTAGCCTTTTTGCCAAATCAATAAAATCAAAAAACAAGGTATCTAAAACTTGTTCGGCTTGACCTTCTCTAAATAATTTTTCTTTGCCCCAATCTTTTTCTCTATTTCCTGCCATTGAAAAACTACTGCAAGGAGGTGACCCATCCAAAATATCAAGTTCGTAAAGTTCTTTTGGTAAATCTTCTCGCATTTTGAATGTTTGAATTGGTTCTAAATAAGCATATTTAGGATTGTGATTAATTTTGTATGCATCAATCATTTTAGGGTCAATCTCATTACAACCAAGCACATCAAAACCAGCCAACTTATATCCCATTGTAGAACCACCACCACATGCAAAACAACTAAATACCGTGCCTTTGTCTTTGGTAAAAATCGCATCTTTTAAGGTCCAGTTATATGGAAACCTATGTTTCATACTATTTGGTTTAGGTTTAGCAAAGATATACACAAGTTAGGAACATTCATCCAATATCCTTTGGAAATCTTCCACACTTCTGATGACTACATATTTGTAGCCAACTGCCTCCACGACTCCCTGCCACCACTTCTGCGACAGGGATTGCTTGCCCTTCGGGGCTTTGAACTCCAAGAACACCGCACCAGTATCGGATAGGTATATCATGTCGCTGACCCCAGCAACCACGCCCATTGCCTTCATCACGCTGCCTGCATAGGCATTCGGTGCGTTGTTGTTTACGGTAAACAATCGGCCACGCTGGTCGGGGAAGTTGTTCCAATGCCATTGGAAGCACTCGGCTTGAATCTTGAACTCGCTCATGATTGCAGAATTTTGAATCGGTTTTTGTTGTGGTATGCCCATCCCGGCTTCCATCCCATAAAAGCAATAAACTCCAAGGCTTCGGCTTTGGTCTTGCAATGGTTGTGAAGCACCCAATAAGGCGAAATTACCTTGGCCTTGGCCAGTTGTGCCTTCTGCCACATTGTACTGGTCTTAGCCACTTGCATCGCTTCAGCCTTGCTCATTAGGTGTAAGTCCACTATTTCGCCCTGTTCCTTTGGCTTGCGTTGGTATTCGTATTTGCAATGTGGGCAGACCATCGCTCCAACAGGAATAAGAGCATCGCATCCCTTGCAGTTTTTCGCCCCGCCAACGCCAGCGGATTTCTTCTTGCGTTTCTTTTTGAGCGACCAATTTTGACGGTCATGCCAAAACCCATGGGTCTGCACGTTGTTCCCAAAGTCAAGGATGGTAAATTCCTTCTTGGTCGGGGTGACACGAGAACCACGGCCCACCATCTGCATGAACAGGGGTAGACTGGCAGTTGCCCGGTACAGGATAACGACTTCGATGGTTGGCTCGTCAAAGCCTGTGGTCATCAGGTCGCAGTTGCACAGGATAGCATCGGGTGTATGCTTGAACCACGCCAGTACATCGGCTCGGTCCTGCTTACCCATGTCACCATCCACATGCCGGGCGTTATGGCCTGCAACCTGCAAAGCGGCACAAACCTCTTTGCTTGATGCGATGTTACTGGCAAACACGATGGCCTTCTTGCCTTTGCATATTTTCGTATAGTTTTGGACAACGCCGTCAAATACCTTGCGCTCACTAAATCGCAGAGCCATCTGCTCGGTGTCGTAATCATTGCCCTTCATACGGATTCCTGAAAGGTCTTGGTTTACGCCATAGGTTACAGGACTGGCAAGATATCCTTGTTGTATCAGTTCCTGCACCTGAACTGGAACATGAAGCACCTCATAGAACTTGGATAGGCACTCCTGATTCCCTCTACGCAAAGGGGTTGCGGTTGCCCCGATTACCACGGCATTTGGGTTGATATAGGTCAGCAATGGGTTAAAGGTTTGTTTATGGGCCTCGTCAATGATAACCAAGTCCATACGGTTCAGCAGGTCCGTGTATTCGGTTGCGTCCTTCCTACGGCTGAAGGTTTGGGCCATTGCGATGAAGCAGTTGCCTGAAACGTCAAGCCGGGTCTTATTGGATTCGATTAGGGTTGGCCTGATTCCAAACAAGTCCAGCGCACCGTTGGATTGCTTTAGCAATTCCACTCGGTCCGTGAAGATAATGGCCTGCTTGCCTTTCTCCAAGGCTCTTGCGACCATAAAGGTGAACATGACGGTCTTGCCGCTTCCAGTAGGTGAGCAGAGAATCAAGCGTTTTTTGCCCTCGGCAATACTTGTCCGCATCAGGTCAATAGCCTTGGTTTGGTAGGGTCTTAACATAGTTACTGATAGTTACTGCAAAATTTCAGTAGTGACTATAAAAATCTGCGTTTTTGATAGCGTGGAGGCCATACATAGTCACATAGTCACTACATTCACTACTTTCTATAGAGATTATATATATAC